CATAGGCCGGAAATGTTACTACGGACACCTCATAGAGGCGCACGCGCTTGATGCGGAACACTGACGGCTGTCCCTCGGTGTGCTCGATCTCCTGGTCAAGGATATCGAACCCGAAAGAGCACTGATTCACATCTCTGCGCTTGACCCGCTCGTAGAGGTTCATAGCATCCTGATCAGCTCGGTTTATCCGGATGCTGCCCCAAAGCCCGATCTCATCTTCGCGGAGTGTAAGCGTTCCCGCCGGTACTCTGCCGAGGACAAGCGTCGTGTCGTGATTGCACAGGGCGCGGACATCTTCCTTTGTCTGATCCGTGAACGCGCCGCGGTCGACCGTTTCGTATGCCTCTTCCCAGAGCCAGTATTTGGCTCCGAATACCGCGAAATAGCCCTCTATGTACAGTTCCTCTCCCTCCGCACGCGCGGAGAACTCAGCAGCTGAGGGCTGCATGAAGCGTGTGCAGAATGTTGGTTTATTCTCCATCTGTTTCACCTCCCTGAATAAGCTTTTTTTGATTTGCAATCATGCTCTGAGGAATGAAGTTTTCAAGGATCGTGAGAATGTCCAGCCCCTCAAGCGGCGTCAGGCCGAGCCAGTCCCTGACCTCGTTGCCGGTCATTATTCCTCGGATATACTGATCGTCAGCCACGGCCGCAAGATCTTTGAGGTCGTAGTTATACAGGCTGCGAGGATTGAACCGGAAATACATATCCGGGCTGTAAAGCAGCCCTTTAGTCAGTACCTGTTGGATATTCTGAGACAGCGGCATGATCCGGCTGTTTATAAAGGCGTTCCAGGCATCGCGCTTAAACTCGCCCTCGCCGAGGACGAACGGCGGGACGCCCAATATTGACGCCACTGTGCGCTTGTCCAGTTTCACGAAGTCTGCGAGAGCCAGGTCAGACAGCGTAAGTGGCTTTACCTGCTCCACCTCGAACTGATTCGCCGGTATCAGCCACGGTTCACCGGCCTCGCCGCTGGCTGCGTATGAGTTGAGCAGTTTCTCACGTCCCTCGGGCGATGAAAATTCATCAACAAGGCCGTCGACCTTGACGATGATTGAGGGCTTCCACTTTGAGGACATGAAGCCCTTTTCGGTCGTTGCCGCCTGCTTGAGGTTGTTTGCTACATCGCTGAGCTGGATCTGATAACCGACGCCGAGCCACGGGTAATATTCGCCGGGATTCAGCGCGAAGTGCAGCACATTATCAGGCTCATACTCACGCCCGGCAATTACTACGCGATAATCAAAATCGCCGTAAGGAACGAAAGAGGTGAATGCCGGCGGTATCGGTATCAGATCATCGAGATAGCCCGCTCTGGTGCGCGGCCAAGCGACGGCATTGCCGCTGTAATACATCGTCCTGACTATCCAGCGGATGAAGTTGGAGCGCGTCATGTTCTTGTTGGGGTTGATGTCAACCTTGCGGCTCAATGCGTTGGTAACGCGTATATCGCCCCGCTCCGTGTTCTGCATCAGGTGAATGGTCTGCGAGCCCACAAGCTGTGCGATGGTGTCAACACCTGCGCTTATTTCCGGGCTGTCGCTCAGCTTAATGTAGCCCCGGCAAGCAAGATCGTCGAATTTCGATGCATCGCAGAAAAACGCCGCGCTGCCAACGCTTCGTGCCTGCATGGGCTCGGCTCGCGGTGCCTGTTTTGTTCGTGTTCTTTTTTTGCTCATTGTTTATCTCCCCACCAGTTACTTGCGTCCGCGGACTTTTCGAGGCTTTCGAGATATCTGATCTCTGCGAATACCGATGCGTCGAAAAGGTCAATTCTCAGCTCGGGCATGATTTTTTCATAGGCGATCATGTCGTCAGTCTTTTCAATAGCTGACACATTCTCGACGCAGTATTCATAAGCTTCTGAGTGCATATAGTACAGTGTGCCATTCTTGACGCTGTGCTCGATGTATCTGAAGCCCTCGGACTTCTTGTAGAAATATTGTGGTTGATCAAAGACGCGGAAGCCGGCTTTCTTCATTCCGATGAAGTACTCCCTGCAGAACTTGCGGTCGTGACCGACAGCGGCGATTTTGAACCCGCTCTTGCGCATCTCGACGAACCAGTTGATTATGTCTGCATGGTTGACCGTCGGACCGTTGCACATGGTCAACCATCCGTCATCCTGCCATCCGAACAGAGGAATGTTATCTTCGTCCGCCTTTCTGTGGGCGACAGCCACCGGGAAAAAGGCGTGCGTGATGATGATATCCACGCCCTTGTAGTTGCCGACAAGGGCGGCGGCAGTGAGGTCATGCAGCTTTGAGAGGTCAGCGCCGCCGTACCATTTGATCGGCAGCCGCCGTAGCTGGTCGAGCGTCCAGTCATACTTTTTATCGGATCGGCGGAACTCATCAATGTTGAAATACGCCTTGATGGAATTTGTGTAGACGTTCAGGCTTTTTGCAAAGAAATCTTTGCGCTGCTGTGAGTCGTTCTGCGCCTGAATGCTGTCGTTGAGAATCTCCTCAGGGCGTATGCTGATGCCATAGGCCGGATTTGCCATCTCATGGACTGTCGGGTTTGTGAAATCCACCTCGCCCGTCTCCGGGTCTTTTGGAGCACAGCACATGAAGATGAACAGTTGCTCATCGCTGATTATCCCCTCAAGCACCTTGCGGCAGTATTTCAGCCTTTGTCCAAGGAACATCTGCTCGTTATCCCCTGCCGTGCTGATGCCGATCAGAAGCTTGTTCGAATAGGCCTTCATGGCTTCCTTGAAGAGGTTGTACTGCTTCGGCTTTTTATAGGCGTGCAGCTCATCGCAGATTGCAAGGTTGCAGTTCAGTGAGTCTTGCGCGTCAGGGTTTGCCGCGAGGGATTGAATGAAAAATGAGCCGTCCCCGCCGGGCAGCTCCGCCCTTAAGGAATGCTCATTGTTGTTGTTGATAATTTTTACCGCCCCGCCGCTCGCGGCGTCCTCGCCCATGTGCTTGATGTTGTATTCCAGAAATTCAAAGCTTTCCAAGCTCTGTTTCAGCGCCGCACCGACGATGTAACACTTGCTCCCGCTCTTGCGGTAATATAGCGATAGAGCGAATGCCAGGCTTGCCGCAAAGGTGGTCTTGATGTTTTTCCGCGGGATAAAGATCAGGGCTTCGTGATACCTTGCCACATCCGTCCCTGTCAGCTTGAACCCGACTACGTTGTAGATGATGAACTTGTGGAACGGTTCCAGTAGGAACGGTGTTCCTCTAAGCGGTGTGCCGTCAAGCTTCTCGCCCTGCTTGTGGACTATCGTCTTTTCAATGATCTGAATGCAGAACTCAGGGCCTTTAGGGTCAAGGTAATATCTTGAGTCGTCGAGGTCTCGGAAGAAACGCTCAACCGCTTGCTTGAGCTCGGGGCAGGCGCATTTCCGGCCGCTGCGTATGCTCTCGGCATACTCAAGGACCACATCCCAATTCCGCCCGGTGATTGCTCTCATTTTATCTCGCTCAACGCTTTGGCCAGCGGACTGAGCTTCTCCTTTTTGGGGGCATCGTTTGTCAACCGCTTTTGTGCGGCGGGGGTCAGGCCAAGCTCGGCCAGAAATTCACGGGCTTTGGATTTGAGGTCAAGGACGATTGTCAATTCCGGGTTCTTTGCTTTGTTGGTGCTCCCGTTCTTATTCGTGTGCTCTATCACGGCGATAGATCCGCTTTTCTTGTATGCGGTGCGTGCCCGATCGAGCTCATAGAGCGTATCGGCAGCAAGGTTTATCGTGATGTCAAAGCCGGTTGAATCTATGTCGAGCTGCCGCATATCGTT